GTTTTCAGATTTACATACTTCAATTTGAATACCTTTTAAGTATTGATCAAATATTACATCATCACCAGTTTCAGCTTCATATTGATTATGGTATGATTTATCTTTATATTCATCTACTTCTTTAGATGATTTAGTAGCGTTAGCTTTAGTGTCTTTTTCTTCAGTTGAAGCTGTATATTCTTCAAATAATTTAAACCAATTAGGTTGTTTATTATTGCCTGTAGTTATACCCCATAGATTTTCTGATATAATACCACGTTGTGTTAGTATTGTGGATGCAGATTCAAATCCATAATGGTTAGGTACTAAATGAGGAAATAATTGTTTAGCATGTTTTACAAACACGTCTTTAGCGCCTTTACCTTCTTTAATTAAATTGTATTGTTCTTGAAGTGTCATTGGTAGTATTGTTTATGATAAATATTGTTATTTATATGTAGCATCCCATAAATCTTTATAGTCTATGGCTTTAGATGCTTTGGTTTGTTTTTTACGATTAACTGGTTTAAAACCAAATGCTTTAACATAGTAATTATCTTTAACTCCATGTTCTGTAGCTTTTGGACCTGGGCCTAAATTACCTGTACCGTATGGAGTTTTGATTTCTTCTAAATCAATATTTAAATCGTTAATCTTATCTTGCTTAACTCTATCTAAGTATGGTTTTATATCTTGTGTCCAAACTGCTGTTTGTGAAAAAGGTATACCACCAGCTTGCCCATGTTCTCCTTTTGTAGCTTTATCTAGGTCTTGAATAGTAATTTCACCATTTTCCATAGCTTTTTTAAATCTAAAGTAGTTTTGGCTTGTACTATAAATTCCTAATTTATTTTGTAGTAATTCTTTACCACCAAAAAACCAAATCCATTGAAGTGCTGTGTCGAATGAGCCATCAATTCCTTTATAGCTACTAGCTTCTTTAAGTTTTTTCTTTTTAAATGCTTTAGGAGTAGCGTAATTCATACCAACACCAGGAGAAAAAGCAGCACCTGCTGTTCCTCCACCAGTCATAGACATTTCTTTTAATGTCTTTTTAACTAATTCTTTTAGTTTATTTGTGTCCATTACTTAACAGTTTTTAGTTCCTCAATCAATGAATAATACTGTAATAAATTCACTACATCATCATTTGATATTTTAGCTGTTTTATCAACTTCATTAATTAATGATATAACTTCATTTAACTTGATTTGAGTAACTTTATCTGGCATTGATTTAGTTAGTTTAGATAATTGAGATTTTACTTCAACAATTTTAGTGTTATAAAAATCTCTTAAACGAGCATTATTATCAACTGAGTTAATAAATTCTCTTAAAACTGTTTTTTGATTATCATTTAGAGATCCATATTTACCATTAAATTTTTCAAGTAATACTTGGTATGTTAGTAAACGTAAATCTTTATCATATTTTTTAAATTCCTCAATAACATTATCTCTAACTTCTTTTTCTTTAATAGGTTGAGTTGTTAGACTCTCTAATAAAGTCATTTTGTTTGTAATAATTTGGTCAGGATTAGTCAATTCTTGACTATTATATATTTCAATTAATGTATATAAAGCAGCTTGATTTTTGTAGTTAGGTAATTTAGTTTTAAAAAACTCATCTAAATTATAATGTTTCTTAATTTCACTAATTAAATTATACTTTTCTTTACGTAGAGTAGTTCTATTAAGTTTACGAGAAGCTTTTAATACTTCATCTATAATGATATTAGCTTTAGTTTCAGTTATTTGAGATTGTTTTAAAACTGTATCATATAGTTTGTACTCTTTTCCTAGTTCTGTTTTAACAAAGAATTTTTTAAGTATATTAACAGCTGGTGATTCTTTACTAGATAGTGTGTCAGCGGTTATTTGCCTAACTAACAATTCAAATAATAGACCAGAGTTCTTGAATTTGTTGTGTTTTATTAACATTACAAGTAAGTTTTATTATAAATATATAAAAATTGTTAATCTTTGATGAGTTCCTCGTTTAGATATATACCAGCTGATTTTTCTTCCTCAAATACTAATTTCTTTTTTAATCCTTCTAATATAGTTCTATTCTTAAGATACTCATTTCTATTACTTTCTAATGCTAATGGTGAACCACCTTTATAATTAGTTGTACCAAATGATTCTTGATCATCAGTTTTATTATCTACTCTACCTAATCTATCACGACCAAGTGCATTATCTTGAGTATTTATATTACTTACTTTTTCTTTAGGACGACCCAATGGTGTTTTTTCATCATATGTCTCAGGTACAGTACCATGATTTTTAGTATTACCATATAAATAAGCTAAATCATGTGGTGTACCATAAGATTTACCTGTTTCTAATGGATCATTACCTTCTTCTTTAATCTGGTTTAAACGGAAATCACGTTTGGCATCTTCACGTATTAAATCTCTATATTCATTATATTCATCATCACTAAAATGAAATATATTATCATAAATCCAATCAGAAGGCATTAATTTTTTCTCTAAAATATTACCAGCTAATTCTACTTTTTCTTTCAATAAAGCAACACGTTCTTGATCATATATAATTGAAGGAGTTGTTAAATTTAATTCAAAGTTAGTTAATGATTCTTCAGTATAACCTTGAGTATACAAATGAATTAAAGCTATTTTATATAATTCTGATATTAAAATACGTTGTATACGTTCAATTGTGCGGGCAAATCTAATATCTTCAGCGGCTAATGTTGCTTTACCTGTTAAATCTTTCTCATAACCCATAAATGCTTTAGGTACTTTTAGGGCGGCGAATAATTTATCTCTTAAATATTCAACATCCTTAATACCATCATATTCTAAACCTTTAGTAGTATCAATTTTAGTAGCCGCATCATTACCACGAATTGGAATATAAAAATCTTCCATCATGTTTTGCATATTATACTTCAAATTGTAATCACCAGTTTGAGGATCAATATATGGTGTACGTTTCATAGTATTAACTGTTTTCTGCATGAAAGCTTCAACTTCATTTGGATTAATACCAGCAACATTAATATAAAAAACACGTTTTTCAGGTGCACGAACAATACGATGTACTAACATAGCATCTTCCATCAGTGTGTATTGTTTAAATAACCTACGAGCAGGTTCAATATAACTTCTACCATATGGTAAAAAGTTAGTATCTGATAATAAACGGAAATGTGCTATTTCATAGTTATCAAAATATACTCCTCTAGGTTGATTAGCACCTGGTATATTGTAATAACCATATTCTCCAGCTGATAAACCTTCAGGGTCATATCTAAATCTTACAGATGATGGATTTTCACGATCATATAGTTCTTGTCTTTCAATATGATAAGCAGTATATGGAATAACATTATAAACACCATATTTTTCTGCTATTTCTAGTTTTAAGAAAAAGTCACCATACTTACACATTTGGCGAGTCCAGGACCATAAATTAAATTCTATATTTAAAACATCATAGAATAAATTATATAGTATTTTTTGAATGTCTTCATCACTTGATTTAATATGAAGTACTTCACCTTGTTCATTTTTAAGAGTACACTCATCAGCTATAATATCTAAAGCAGAAGCTACAATAGCATCACCATCCATAACATCATATTCTGAGTATAATTGAGTACGTAATGTTTGATAGTTAAAGTTTTGTTGATAACCGTATAATGAGGTTGGACTAGTTGTGTAAATTCTATTAAATCTATCTAATAATGAATTAGTTTCTATTTCACCTGAACGCTGGATAGCGTTAACATCCACTACTTTAAGTTCATTACCTCCAACATTACGTATTACTACATCTGTTGAAAATAATCGTTTTAATCGTGTAAATATGCTTGTATCTGCCATGTTTATAAATATATTATATTAACCATTTAATGTCTTCTTTTGATCCGTTCACATCCATGTTCCAATTTTTAGTTGGTGAATAGTTGTTAGGTGAGTATACTGCTGAGTTATATGATGTTTTTGTAAAACTATTCAATATTGATTTTGATAATTGAGTTCCACTTTCACCAAAACGTAAAGCTGTATCTCTAACATATAATCCAATACCAAAACTCATTACTAAGTCATCATTATAACCTGTTTGTGCTTCTGCTCTACCATTTTTCCAAATGAATACTTTCATTTCTTCAATTAAACGTTTAGATTGAATAACAACACTTCTTTCGTTCACATATTCTCTAAATTTATTAACAACCATTGGTCTTGTTTTTAGTGAGTTTGTGAAACCAGGTGTTAAATTATCATTATTTCCATACTTATCAAAATAAGTAGAGGCTTCTGTTTTCTCATTTTTGGGTGAATGGTATAGATTTCTATACCCTCTTTCTATTACTGTCTGAATAGTGGCCCAACCCATAGTAGCATTTTCTATTACTAATAAAGCTTCATTGTATTCAGAAGCTATACCAACTAATAAATGTCCAAATTCAGTAGTTGAAAGTTGACCTTTAAATTCAGCTACTTGAGTATTAGATTCAATATCAATAACATGGAACGCTGAGTGATCCTTACCATCACCACGAGCAACATCAGCTACAACCATATATTGGCGTGAGTAATCAACTGGTTCCCATACCCAAAGATTCTTGTCTGCACCTCTTCTTTCAATAGGTTCTTTTACATATGTTTTTTCGTAAAACTCTAAGAATTCATTAATAAAAACAACATCACCTGAAGTGCTAAAGTCACAATCACATTCTTGGGCTGCTAATCTTGGATCACCTAATAATTCATCTTGTTGTTTTCTCCATAATTCATCTCTTTCAGGATGAACATCCCATGGTAATTTAATAGGTAAAAATTTCTTACCAGTACCATCATCTACTGATGATTCAGCAGCAACCCACATTTTATGGAACCAATTGCCTGTACCATAAGGTGTAGATAATACAATAGCTCCACCACCAGTAGCTAAGGTTTGTTGTGCAGAAGCCCATGTCTCAGCTATATTATCAACAAACGCTGCCTCATCAATTATTAGTAATGATACTGCTTCTGAGCGTGCAGCATCACTATTTGAAGATTTAGCTTTTACAGTTGATCCATTTGATAATTTTAAACTTAATCTGTTATTTTCAACTGATGGTATTTTTAACCATGAAGGTAAATTATCAAACATAAATCGTACCTTGGTAACCATGTTTTTAGCTGTTTCTTGAGTTGTAGCTAAACACAATATGTTTTTATCTTTATGGAATAACATTAACCATAAAGAATAACCAGCTGTAAGTGTTGAAATACCTAATTGACGTGATTTTAAGACAATAGAATATGGATTATCACGCCATAAATTTAGTACTTTACCCTGAAATGGGTATAAATTGAAAATTATTCGACCACGTTGTGGATGTTGTATATAACAATATTTACGCATAAAGTGAGCCGGATCTTGGGCACATTTTATGTATTCTTGTCTTATTATTTCTTTTAAGTCTTGGCTCATTATTTACCTATTTTCCAGTACATTCTAAAGTTTATAACTGGAGATAGGTTATTATTGACACCAAAGCCTAGTCCATATGCTTTATCATTTTTTGTTTTGAGCATAAGTTCAGGACCTACATAATTAAAACCACTTCTACTACCTCCTAAACCAAAACCATAGTAGTATTGAGTTTCTTTCAAATACTTTTCATGAGTTATGGTTATTGTTGGATATATAACTTTATAATTTACTTGTCTAGCTATTATTTTATTTGTTGTTACAGAATCGTTTATAACAATTTTAACACTATCTGTACCTACAGTATCTATGTAGTTATATAAGGTATAGAATTCTTTTAATATAGCCAAGCTATCTACAGGAGAAAGAAAAGTATCTATATTTACTTCAGTTTTAGTTTTCCATTTAGGAACATACACTGGAGTTTCTTTGTTGATAGTATCATACTTAATTTCAACCTTAGTTTTAGTGATTGTCTCTCCAGGAGAAGAACATTGTCGTTGCAAAAGTAATACAACGACAAGTATCCCTATAATAATATATTCTATTTTTATTTTCAAAATTAACCTATTACACTACTAACTAAATCCATTACATCAATACCTTTAGCTTTGAATAATTTTTTAACTTCAGGTTTGTTGATAATTTGTTTTACTACAGCTAAGTCTGGTGATTTAGCTCTTTCTTTAGTAGACATTTTTTCAAGTTTTGCTACTTTGTTACGAATAGCTGTATTTAGTTTTTCAAATTTAGCTTTTTCTTCAGAATCTAATTTTTCAGCTCCAATATCACCAAATTCTTTTTCACCTGCTGCCACATCAATATCAGATGGCATTTCTTTTTCAAAATCTTCTTCACCATCTTTTGGAGTAGTTACTTTATCCATTTTGGGAGCAGGAGCAGATTTAGGAGCTGGGGCACCAGCTGATGTACTAACTATATTTCTGTCTGCTAAATCTTGCATTAATTTACGGAAACCAGGATTGTTAAATGCTGCTGGATCTTTTTTAAATTCTTTAGCTAAATCTGCTATAGCCATTTCACCTTTATCTACTAAATATTGTAATGCTAATTTTGTATTTCCTTTAGCGGCGTCTACTACTTTTTCTAAAGATGGTTTATCTTTAACATTATAGATTACTTTAGCTCTAGCCATTTCATCTAAAGCGATATCTAATTCTTCACGAATAATTTGACGAATACTAATTTTTTCCATGGTTTATGTTTATGTATAAATATTATAGAGACAATGCTTCTTTAATTTGTTGTATTCTTTCCTCAGTAGTTCCTGATATTTTAATCAGTCTATTAGGTGGATACTCATTTAACATTGCTTGTATAACCATATCTATTTTCATACGATAATCAGGATCAGTAGTTCTAACACCATTATCTTCTAACTCAACACCTTCAGGTGATACATAAAATATAATATCATACATTTTAGTTAATGGTATGGATGCTTTAACAAATATTTCTTTTTGAGAAAATTCAATAGACTTAGCACTAAATGTAAAAGCACATACATCATAAACTGTTCTATCTGTGATAATATTTTCTTGTAATAATTCACTAGCACGTTCAGCCATGAATACAAACTGTCCTGGTAATGTAGAATCAGTATTTAATGGTATTCCTAAATTACTTAAGTATTTACTACGTTCAGTAGCAGTTTGATAATCTTTAAATTGCTCTAATTCTTTCAGAGCATTGACAAGTGTAGTTTTACCTACACTCATTGTTCCTGTTAATCCTATCTTCATATTAAGTTCTTGCTTTTGTTCCTGGCATTTTATAAAATGGTAAACCTACTAATTGTTTTTTACGTGCTTTCCATTCCTTTTCAGAGTATTGAATACCATATAAATAATATTCACGTTTTTTATTATCACCTTCAGGTATTAAAGCGGGTCCATCCCAATTATGGAGTTTAGAATCCCAAATATACATTATAGTACCATCTGGTTTTGTATATTTTTTTGATTGTGGAAATTCAGTTTTTGACATAGAAATATATTATA